TGTATTTTGATTATTGCTAGATATGAATCATCCGATACCCATGTAGTAGATAAAGAAATAAACGCAATGGCAATGTTAATAGAATTATTAGGAGTAATTACATAATGGACGAAAAATATTGGGGAGAGAAAAAACTTCCTGTGAAGAAAGCAGTAAATAAAGAAACTACAGAAAAACATATAGGAGTACATGAAAATAAGATTTATTATTATTCTGGAGTACATAGAGATGGTGCTGTAGAATTAAATAAGAAAATAGGAGAATTACAAGTAAGAAGTCTTACGATGGCAAATAACTTGGATGTAGAACCTTACCCTATTCATCTATACATAAATTCAGGTGGTGGTTCAATCACCGCAGGTATTTCATCTATGGATACTATACTGAGATGTAAAGTTCCAGTTTATACTTATGTTGATGGTTTTGCTGCAAGTGCAGCAACATTCCTTTCAGTAGTGGGTAGTAAAAGATATATTTCAAGACATTCTTATATGTTAATACACCAATTATCTTCAAACTTTTGGGGAAAATATTCAGAGTTTCAAGACGAAAAACAAAATTTAGATTTGATGATGGATACAATTGTAAATGTATATAAGGAATATACAAAAGTTCCAGTCAGAAAATTAAACGAAATATTAAAACATGATTTGATGTGGGATGCTAAAACGTGTTTGAAATACGGATTAGTGGACGAAATCATTTAAATAAAATAACAGGAGAAGAAAAATGGCATCAGCTAAAGAACTACACGCAAAAATCAAAGAACACTTCGAGGAATTTGATATAAATCACGAAGCACACGTTGAAAAGGGCAATAAAGCCGCAGGTGGTAGAGCTAGAAAACATATTGGAGAGATTAAGAAACTGGTTACAGGTTATCGTAAAGCTTCAATATCTCAATCAAAGAAGTAGGAGAATATATGTGGAAACATATTGGAGATATACCCGTGAGTCGGGATGAACATATCGCGAATTTGGAAGAACAATTTTTTGATTTATTTCCAGATTGTGAAGACAAAAATAAGGCACTCGGTTTGTTCAATGAGATTGTTCAACATTTGATCGTAAGAACAGATAATATTTTTTCAGAGGATACAAAATGAGTACAAAACCAATGAAACCATTATCTAAACCTAAAGAAACTGTAGATTTATCAAAGGCAGATACTTTACAATGTGAGGAATGTGATAATTATTTGTTTATTACCTCATTTGTGATAAAACGAGTTTCCGCAATTTTATCACCAACAGGACAAGAAGGATTAGTTCCAATTCAAGTCTATAGTTGTGGTAATTGTGGTACAGTTCCAAAAAAGTTATTAGAAGGTAGCGGACTTGAAACCTAAAGGTTTATTTGATCATATTAATCAAATAACATCTAATCAAACAAACGATTATTGGAACACATTAACAGAATCAGATAAGAAAACCTGGTCTAATTATATGATTAATAGGTTTCTTTCTATGAAAATGGAGTGGACAGATTTTGTAAATGAAATACAGAAATTAAAGCTGGCTCCGCGCCAGCTTTATTTGGTATATTCTAATGTATTACCAAAAGGTAAACAGTATTTAAAATATATTAAGAAGAAAAAAGACCCTATTTATAATACACAAGTAGTTCAGAAAATTTCTGAATATTTCGAAATCAGTCAATCCGAATCGGAAGACTATTTAAAACTATTATCAAAAAAACAAATTAGAGAACTGGTATCCAAATATGGATATACAGATAAAGAATTAAAACAAATGGGATTGTGATATGATAGTCCCAAATAATATATTAGACGAGATGGAGAAAAAACACAAAATGAAAGTTATTAAAGATAAACCAACAAAAGAAAATTATGTTGAAGATATAGATGAACAAGCTCACGCACAAGGTCGTGGGAGTAGTTATGATGTCATAGAACAAATGGAAAACGAATGGCCTCAAATGACCAGAGAGTTCAAGAAGATTCAACGAGAACAATACGAATTGTTTTTACACAAACAACACGATTACGGCCCAGGTAATATTTCTGTTGGTACACAATTACAAACACCAGAAGAAATTAAATTATCACTTACAGGGTTATGGTTTCGTATGAATGATAAGATACAGAGATTAAAAACCTTATTGATGGGTGATAGAGAATCTGTAGTAAATGGAGAACCTATTGAAGATGCATTTTTGGATGTTTCCAATTACGGTATTATGGCTACTATTGTTAAGAACGGTAAATGGGGTAAGTAGAACTTAAAGTGAATATATTGGTTGTAGGTGCTGGAATGTATGTAACAGGTAGACATACTTCTGGTCCAGGTTCGGCTCTTGGTTCTATTGGTGAACTATCTAAAACTTTAAATATTGATTCTATTACCATAGTTTCAAAAAATGAATCAAGTCTTAAAGATGTTAATAGGGCAAAATTAGTAATTACTAAAGAATTAAATATTGATGTTTCAATAAAATTTATTGCTTTAGGTGATGATTCATTAAACAAATTACAAGATATTATTTCTTTAAATAATTTTGATTGTGCAATTGTAGCATTACCTGACCACCTACATTATTCTTTTGCGAAGTTACTTATAGAAAATAAAATTCATTGTTTTCTTGTTAAACCTCTCACACCGACATTAAAAGAATCATTAGACCTTGTTTCACTACAGAGAAAAAATAAAGTTTTGGGAGTAGTAGATTTTCACAAGAGATATGATGAAGTAAATCTTGTTATAAAGGATATTATTAATAAAGGTGATATTGGCTCACCTATTTCTGCTACTGTAGAATATAGTCAAAAAATTGAGATGCCTACTCTTGTGTTTTCTGATTGGATTGAAAATTCTAATGTCTTTCAATATTTGGGAGTACATTATGTAGATATGATTTATTTTTTAACATCATATAAACCAGAGAAAGTTACAGCAGTTGGAACTTACGGAGTATTACAAGAAAAGGGTATAGATACTTATGATTCGATTCACGCAACAATAGTATGGCAGAGTGGGTACAATGGATTTAATAACGCAGATATGGAACAACAAATGGTAACACAATTTACGACAAGTTGGATTGATCCAAGTACTTCAAGTGCAATGTCTGATCAAAAATATACTATAATTGGAACTAAGGGTAGGATAGAAAGTAATCAAAAACATAGAGGAGTAGAAGTAACAACTGAATCAGAAGGAATTCAATCTATAAATCCATATTTTTCAAAATATCATGGTAAAACTTATTCTGGATATGATTTTAAAAGTATTAGTAAATTTCTTACTTATGCTGATGATTTCGATAACTCACACGAGGAAGTTTATGTTAGAAAAGATATTGAAGGTTTAGATGAATTGCTACCTACATTTAAAGATACTTTACCAACATCATCTGTTATAGATGCAGTAAATAAAAGTTTAATAGATAATTCAAATTGGGTATATATTAATGATTTATCTTAATGATATAAAACTATCAAAAATTATGAAAAAGGTTCTTACTAATCTTAAAGTAAATAAAGATTCAATTAATCACGTTGTAAATTCTTTAGTAGAAACTTCTTTACGAGGTGTTGATTCACATGGAATTAATTTATTTCCTCATTATTGTAGAGTAATTAAGTCAGGTAGAATAAATAAAAATCCCAATATTAATATTTCAGATACAGGAGTATCAACATCAAGTATAGATGCAGACCATTCATTTGGACACCATGTGGGGGCTGTTGCTATTGATAAAGCTATAAAGTTATCAGAAAAAACTGGAATATCTGCAGTAAATGTTAAAAACTCAACACATTTTGGGGCGGCATCATATTTTGGATTGAGGGCAGCAGAGAAGAATTGTTTAGGATTTGCATTTACAAATGCAGATTCTATGTTGAAAACATTTGGTAGTACAGAGGCATTTTTCGGAACAAATCCAATTTGTTTTACTGCACCATTAAAAAATGAAGCACCATTATGTTTAGATATGGCAACCTCTTTAGTTAGTTGGAATAAATTAGAGAATAAAAAACTTAAGAATTTAGATATTCCAGATACTTGGGCATCTGATGACAAAGGTAAGAGTATAACTAATCCGAATAAAGCAATTAGTTTAAATCCCATAGGAGAATATAAAGGATATGGGTTGGCTATGATGGTAGATATTTTATGTGGTTTACTTGCAGGAAGTTTGTCGAGTAAGGATATTCTTCCAATGTATACTTCTTCTATTAAAGAAAAAAGATATATTAGTCAT